GGGCAAGACGGATCGACCATCACTAAGACGTTGCAGCTGATGGGTATCGCGATGGATATAACGCCACAAAATTTCATGGTTACCTTCACCACCAGTGAAGCAATCAATGACTGTTTTATACTTGACTCAACATTGTTCGGGGTACTCGGTACTTCGACACTTGGATACTAGGAGATAACATGGCAGTAGGTTTCCCATACGCGACAGGTGACATCCTCACCGCAGCCGATATGAATGGCATGGTGGCTTTCACCATCAATGCTCAATCAGGTGGCACATATACATTGGCATCAACAGACCAGTATCAAGTGCTCGTTCAGACAACTAGCGCATCTACTAAGACTGTATCGATCCCGACAGATGCCTCATACGCATTTCCCACTGGTACTGCTATTACTATCCTCAACACTGGCGCAGGTCTTTTGACCATTAATGCCGTAACTTCTGGAACTACTACAGTCACTTCAGCCGGTACTACTCCTGCAGCTCCTACAGTCGCACAATATAAGACCGCCGTAGCGATCAAACTCTCAGCCAATAATTGGGTTATTTGCGGANCGGTTGCATAATGATCGGTGGAATTACTGCTGGATTGTTTGGTGCGATCACCAAACCCGTTGTTACGGGTGGAGCATTATCTAGTGATGCCACTTATTATTACCGAACGTTCACTGGTAATGGCACTTTATCCGTATCGAATGCAATTCTTACGGCTGACATTTTAGTTATTGCTGGTGGTGGAGGAGTTACCTATCAGTCTGGTGGTGGCGGTGGTGGTGCAGGAGGTTTATTGGGATTCACATCTCAATCATTAAATACTTCATACACAGTTACAGTCGGAGCAGGCGGTTCTGGTGGAACTAATGGTGGCGATTCCCAATTTGGTTCATTAACTTTAGTAAAAGGCGGCGGTGCTTCAATAGGCGCAACTGGTAATTCAGGTGGTTCTGGTGGTGGNGGNGGTGGCGGTGGTGGCGGTAGTGGCACTTCGGGTCAAGGATTTGCGGGTGGTTATGGCTATTCAACATCTTCTGCTGGTGGTGGCGGTGCTTCACAGGTAGGCGGAAATGGAACGCCAGGGGGTTCTTATTCTGGCGGTGGAGTTGGCGGAGATGGTTCTTCTGCTTATTCCTCATGGGGTGCAGCAGCCGGAGTTGGTCAAAATGTTGGTGGAACTTATTGGTTCGCGGGTGGTGGTGGCGGTTGGGGCGGTACTCCTGCTGGCGGTAAAGGCGGTGGTGGTGCTACTGGTACTGCTGGATTAGCAAATACTGGTGGCGGTTCTGGTGGCTATGGAAGTGGCTCACCATTAAACAACGGCGGTTCTGGTGTTGTTATTGTTCGATACTTGAAATCGGCGGTTTAATTATGTCTCATTGGGCTGAGTTAGATTCAGATAACAAAGTGATCAGAGTGCTTGTTGGAGACAATAACGATGCAGATGAAGGTTACTCATGGCTCATCGACAACCTCGGTGGCACATGGGTACAAACCTCATATAACGGAAACATCCGAAAGAACTTTGCAGGGATAGGTTATGAGTATTCAGAAGATCGTGATGCTTTTATTGCTCCTCAGTGCCATCCTGAGGCTGTGCTCAATGATGAGACCTGCCGTTGGGAGTGTACAAATTCAGATCACAAAGTGATCGCTGATGCCTAGCGTTGTCGAAGTAGCGAAGGCAGAGGTCGGTTACACCGAAGGCAAGAACAACGCCAACAAATACTCTGCTTANTTTCACAGACCACCTGAATCTTGGTGTGCTGACTTCGTGAATTGGTGTCTAGCTCAAGCTGGACAACTCTCAGCGATACTCAACTCCCCTAGCTGCGTGGCGATCGAAGAATGGGCAAAGAAGCAAAACCTCATGGTGCCAGTACCTACAGTTCAAGCCAATGACATCGTTCTCTTTGACTTCGTGCATGGTGGAAAGTCTCAACACATTGGAATCGCACTGGGTTACAACAAGAACACCCATCTCATAGACACCATAGAAGGCAATACATCAAACGATAACGCGAAGTCTCAGGCCAACGGAGACTGCGTAGCGTTAAAACATAGGGCACCATCAACAGTTAGATACGTCATCCGACCACAATATAGGAGCCCTAAATGACAACCGCACTTGCAGCTCTCGCAGGAATGGCAGCACTGCCCGTCCTTCGTGCCATCATCAAAGCACTACGCGCTCACAAGGCCACCAAGGACATCATCGCTGATGCTCTCGAAGCTGGAGTCGATGCAGTAGATAAGAAGTGAGTCCCGATCAGTGGGCAGGATTACTCGTCAGCATCACAGTGCTCGTGAGTGGATTTGCCATATCTGTCCGCTGGTTAGTTAAGCATTATCTCAGCGAACTCAAACCTAATTCTGGGAGCAGTCTGAATGATCGCGTGGGTCGAGTAGAGACCCAGATTGATGCGATCTATCGTCTGCTAGTTACCCGTTCTTACGCAGATCATCCAACAAACCGATTGTACGAAGAGCCGGATTGCTGATCACTCGGGTCGCTGGCTGTAATAGATAGTCTTTATTCTCATCCCACAGCTTTGCAGCCTTCTCCACATAACGTTGGAAGATAGCTATATCTCGGCCTCTAATCGTCAGCTCGAACTCGACATGAGATCCCTGCCCTGCCTCGCCGAGAGTGTTTTCAGAGATGATCAGTAGGTCACCTTCATTAGCCACATTGGGATGCTCGCCGTAGTTATACACTCGCAGTCTGCTCACAGACTTTGAGGTGGTTGTCATAGTCACACGACCACTGGGGTTAGTCATGGTTCAATCCTCTCGCTTGGCTCACGGCGTGTCGAACGTTGACTGAGAGAAGATGGTGATTTACCCTTAATCTCACTGTGCAACTCGTACAGGTCTATGAGCAAGAGCTTGGCCTACAACTACAGATGTTCCACATAATGAGATCGCCGAATAATCCCGACTCTCTATATTATGTAAAGTAAATCTGAAGTTATGTAAAGCTGTGCCCTTGCGATAGACATTAACAGATAAGGGCACCTATCGCATGACGAATGTAATCGTTTTTATTATTTATATTTGCGGCGGCATTGGAATCTCCATAGCCGTCTTTAATTATGGCTACTCCGAAGGTCAGAAGTCTGGCTATGTGCGCGGTCGCGCCGTCTCTTTTCGGGAGATGACTCGTGATAACTAAAGCTGCTTCCGGTACTTACTGCGACATCTGCAAAGCCCGTTGGGGCAAGATGAAAGATGGCACCTGGCATCTCAAGGCCATGACTCCTGCGTGGGTCACCACTAAATCTGAACTGCCTAAATCCCGAGGTGTCAGCCGTAGCTACTGCCGTCGGTGCATCACCGAGATCGAGACGTGGCCGGATGGCTCACTTTTCACACTCTCCTCTCAGATCCAGTATTCACATGGAATCGAGGTCTTAGCCAATGTTTAATCTCGCCGACTACGAAACAGTAGAAGATCGCCTAGAGAAGTTTTGGGAGAAATATCCAGATGGACGAATTGAGACGGAAGTCATCGAAGCCGCTGCGACACGCTTTATCGTTAAAGCTCTGCTATATCGAACTGAGGCTGATGCTCGATCATGGACATCAGGCTTGGCATTTGAGAATGTCACCGAACGAGGCGTTAATGCTACGAGTGCGCTTGAGAATTGCGAGACGAGTGCTATTGGTCGTGCTCTGGCTAACGCTGGATTTGCCGCTAAAGGTAAAAGAGCCTCACGCGAAGAGATGTCCAAGGTCGCTGTTCGACAACCCACACAGCACATGGTCGGGGTTATAGATGACTGGGAAAACTTCGTCACCACTACCCCACCGGAGCCCGTCAAACTAGGTGAAGGTGTTGAACTCCTAGCTGACAAGCTCGGGGCGAGTGTTCTCCATAGCATTCCTAAGTGCAGTCATGGAGATCGCATTGTCAAAGATGGAACATCTAAGGCAGGCAAACCATATCGCGGTTGGGTCTGCACCGCTCCACGAGATCACCAATGTGAAGCTCTCTGGATGAATCGATAGCAAAACTGGCGAGTGGCACTTCTGATGGGTTACCTAGAGATCCTCAAAGATGGCGTAGGAGTTCAGATGGTCGATGGTGAGGTCGTTCGCGTATTTGCCACTGATCGTTGTGACTTCTGCTTGAAAGAGGCCAACAGCGAATTTGGAATGTATTTCAATGTCCAAGGACTATCGGCTCTCTTTGCTTGCTATGACTGTCGTGATAAGAGTTAGCCTCACACACGCTGAGGAAGTAACAGCACACGAGATCGGGTTCCTTAGGGCTAAGGAGCTCGGCTCGGTGGCTGACCATGCCTCGCGTTATGACCGACAACTGAACTATCACGAATACATCGGACAACTATCCGAAGCAGTGGGCTCTGAGATTGCAACAGCTAAATACTTTGCGCTCACAGACTTTAGTCCTACCCACTCAACTTTCAAGACTGAGGCAGATGTGGGATCACGCATTGAGGTCAAGTGGACAAAGTATGCCGATGGACATCTCGTCATTCATCAATCCGATCGCTCAACAGATATCGCTGTGCTGGTCTGTGGCCGATCCCCTAACTACATCCTTGCCGGATGGATGCCAATCGCAGCTGCACGCTTTAAGCGTTACTGGAATCCCAGAGATCAGAACTGGTGGATCGGGCAGAACGATCTGAGGCCGATGGAGAACTTCTTAGAAAGTGAGTATGCCGATGCTCTCATTTAAGTGCCGGATCTGTAAGAAGGTGCGCGATTACACCATCATCGAAGAGTTCACTGCTGGCCTACCCGATGGGATGTATTGCATCCAATGTCGAGGCTGTGGAGTCATGGGAGTAGAGCTATTAGGTGAACCCGATGCCTAGCTATCAATACATTTGCCAGAGCTGTAAAGGCGAGGTCGAGATCAGTAGCCCTA